GACACTTCTTGTTTTAATTTTAAATCTTTGAATAACTCTTGTTGTTCAATGATATCAGTGTCTAATAACTTTTGATAATAGTCTGACTTTAATCTTGCTGAACTTGGTAAATAAGGCATTTTATCTCACCACTCTAAATTCATATTCGTTATCAAAGTAGTGAACCTGTTCGTCTGTTGTTCCACTACCACTAACTATTTTAACACCTAATCTATAATTTCTTTCTGATTGAAATCCATTCATCCATAGATTAAAATAATTACCAGAACTATCACAACTAATGGCTGAACCTGTTCCGTAAGGAATAATTACTTCTTCTGTATCAGCATCTTTTACTTGATAATATATTGAACCACTTGGTAAATATTTAACAGTAAGTTCTGATGGTGTTGTTGCAAACGCAGTTGTCGGATATAACTCTCTACCCACTACTCTTAATTTTACTATTGAACCCTCTTTGTATTCTGTTCTTAAATTTTTAAAATAAACTTTTAAATTTTCTAAGTCTGTTGAACTCAATGCTGATAAACTTCCTGTTGACCAAGAACTATCATTCCACATTACTTCTAATTTCGGTGGATAAATTGTATGAGTATCTGTTGAGAAAAATTTTAAGTTTCCTAATCTTGTTGAACTACTTTCATCTTTAGTAGTATCACTTCCTGGATTATATGAGAAATCACTTGAACCTGTATAGAGTGATTCTCTTTTAATTATAAATCCTTGATTAGGAAATAACGATGAAGAATAAATATGATTTTTGACTAAATCTGAAACATCAATTCTTACATCTTGTGTTGCTTTGGTCATTGCAAATGATGAACTAACTTTGTATTGTCCACCTTGACTACTTGTCCACCAAGCACCTCCGTCAGTCAATACTGAACCTGTTACCCAAGGTGTCTTTGCATCTTGATTTCTATATTTGTAACTTACTCCATCGGTCGTTACTGGATTGTGGTCAAGTTTACCATTACCCTCGGTCCAACTACTACCACTTACCATATAAGCAAATAAATTTTGATTTCTTAATAATTCTGATGAACCTGCATCATATAAATTTAAATAATATTTTGCAGTTGAAGGAATCTTACCTTGTTGAATTGATGATGAGATATTTGTGTAATCAAATTGTATCAATGCTCTCGAAATGTTTCCTATACTACCATTTTGATTTACAACTTTATTGATTTCTAAAATTTCATCTGCACCTGTATTGATAGATGATGTTGTACCACCTGAATATATGGTTGCGTCTTTATCTCCGAATATAAAATAATGCATTATCTATCTCCTACTACTCTACCCTGAATATCTATGTTTGGGTATTTTAATTCAAATATACTTGGGTCTAATGAAGGATAAACAATTCCGTCTCTTGTAGCTGCATCTGTATCATAAATGTTTCCACTATATCCTTCAGATACTTTGTGTTTGTTTTCAATCACAACAATATTTTTCTCTGGATTATTATCTTGTGGTGGAACTACTGAGATTACACCTTCGACCAATGAGATAACATAAGCAATATCATTCAATACGATTGATTGATTGATTTGCCTTTTTTGTGTATCAAAGTGTCGTTTAACTGCTTGTATCGCTCTAAACAATACTTCATTTTTATTATATCCTCTACGAACAACAATACTAAATCTTACACCAATATTAATAATGTATCCGTCTTTGATGTTGATTGCATCCGTCAATACTCTGTATTGTGAAAGGTATGTTTTTAAATTTTGTTTTACTGCTTGATTTAATTGTGTAAGTTTTTTATCCGCGGTATATCCCAATACATACATATTCATAGCCAGTGGATTAGGAACAACATCAATAGATTTGATTTGTTTTACTTGTCCATTGATAACTTCTAATTGTCCTTCTTGTTCTAATTGTTCGTCTTGGATAATAAATGCTTTTGCTATATTACCATATTTTTGTGGTAATGAATAAACTCTTGTGATGTAATCTTCTTTGGTAACTGCTCTATTCTGAGCATTGAAGTATGCACCTGCATTTAATTTTATTTCTTGTAATGATTCTTCACTTGCACCACCGGTAGCTCTTTCTAAATTAACCACACTAATACTATCAGTTACTAATGCTGTTAGTGCTGAATCAAGACCTGTTGTAGAGTTTGAAGTATTGAGTGTTTTAAAACTTGTAATTGTTCTTGGTGCTACATTGTGTTCTATTGCTCCACCATAATTGTAATTTACAGTAAGTGTTGTATTACTTGGAGCCAACCCAAATGTTTGTGTTTTCATAAAGTTGGTTGGGTCAAATGATTCGTCCAATTTAGAAACACCAAATCCTAATGATGAACCTACATTATCTGGATTTGGAATAATTTCTTCATCAGCGTTATTACTAATACCTGAACCAAATCTTACCTCCATACGATTATCATCACGAACTCTTGTTGTAAATCTTCTTGATGTTTTGATAAGTTTTAATAAATAAGGTGTATCATTTTTATATGATGAAAGACCTGGGTCGTTAAGTTCAGTATTTTCTTCAGATTCAAAAACAGTATCTTGTGCTAAAAATGGAACTTGATACCATTTATTATTGTTTGAATCTGTAATGGAAATAATTTCATTTACTCTTTCATTTGCTAATGTGATTTTGTCAAACTTTTTTGAAGGTCCAAAAGAGAATGTTTCTGATGTTCTTGTTCCTGATTTAGCCATACCGGTTTTGGTAAGTCTAAAGTTTGTAGGAACATTACCTGATGTCGGTGTTAATGGAGCAACATCCATTTTATCTAATGAACCTGATGTTTTAAAATTAACATCATCTAACAATGTAAATTCTGTTCCGTTGTCTGCCGATATCGTAGAATTAGAATCAATTGTGATTGCATAATCTAAATTTGGAACATAGTTTCCACTAACAAGTTTAGCAGGAACATCAATTGTAAAAGTAAGTTTTACCGTAGCTGGACAAGAAAGTTTTGGTTTATATCCAAATGATTGTGCAATCTCATAGATATTTTTTCTTTCTTCTGCGTGATGTAAAAGTGTTTCTCTAAATTGATTATCAACATAATAATTCAATACATCACCCACATATGCAGCCATCTCAACAAACATCATACCTGGTGATGCTTCATTGAAGTCATTGTATTGATTTGGGAAGTAAGATTTAGCAAACTCAATTAGATTACTTCTAATGTTAGCAAAATCTCTCCCAAGATAATTTACTTCTTTTTTTACGACTTTTTTATTCGTTCCGTAATCTACTTCTTGTGGATTAATACTCGGCATTTTTATTCTCCAACTTCAAAATTAAATGTTATAGAATCAAAGGTATCTGGTTCTAATCTTGTAGAGTAATCTATTTGAACATTTATCATATTCTTTTCATTACTCGGTACGACCAACACATCATTTAAAATAATATGTGGAAGTTGTGTAGAAATAGATTCTCTTATTTCATTTTCAATTGTATCAATTGTTGTTGGTGTGATTTGTTCAAATAACAATTCTTTTAGTCTTGAACCAAAGTTTGGTTGCATTACTCTTTCACCTTTTTGAGTTAATAGTAAATTTATAATGTTGGATTTTGATTGTTCTAATACGGTTTTTGTTGAATAGAAAAATCCATCTGGACTATAATCCAATGGAAATCTTATTCCAACTTTAACATTACTATCTCTATCTATTTCTCTTACACTTGCCATTATGGTCTATAATTACCTTCGCCTGATTTCTTTTTATTAATTGCTTTCATCAAACCAGAATAGTCACGAGTTAGTGCATTCTGAACATCCTCAGGCACTGCGTCTACTGAAACACCAGCTTTCTTGATTGAATCAACTGCTGCCATTTCTCGTGCTTTCTCTTTGTTTTGTCCTCTACCTAAATCTCCGTATCCTAAGACATCGGCCATATTATCACTACCTAATACTCCACCACCTAATGTTGGCCATTCTTCAGTTTGACTTGAACCTAATGGTTTGGTATTGTTCAATACTTCATTAAGTGTTTTATTTGATGTATATTGTTTTTTAGGTTTTTTGACAACCTTTTTAGGTCTGGGTTTAGAAATCGTTTCTGCTAAATTGATTTCTTTTTCTTCATTAATAAATATCTCGCTCAGCTGTTTTTTGACTTCTTTACGAACAACTAATTCAATTATATTTCTTAATTTGTTTTTATCCATTTTAGTCCTCTATTTCTGTTTGTAAATCTGCTATACTATTTGCTAAAGTTTTAGAACCCTCTAATGCAGTAACTTCAGTATCTATTTCAATTATTTTATCACCAAAAGAATTTGACTCTCCCAAAATAATATGGTTTCTTAATCTTTCTTCTTTTTCTTCAAATTGTTTTTGAGCAAATGGTCTATCGTCTCCAAAACTTCTATCAAGTGTTTCTTTTGCTTCTTCGTATTCTGTAATTCTTGATTTTAATTGTGGTGCTCCTTTATAAGTATTAAGGTCATTACCTTCTTGTTCAAAATCTTCTAAGTTTTGTTTTAATTGTTCTACTTGGTCAACACCTAACATTGTACTTGGTGCATCTTTAATATTATCAATTGTTGATGAAACCGTAGTGAGTGCTTGGGTTTTTAGTGATTTGGCTTGTTCTATTTTACTATCGATTTGGCCTTTAATATCTTCAACTTTATTTTTAAATTCTGACAATGAAGCTATTCCTTGAATGATATTACCAAATCCTGGTATAGGTTTAAAAGCTTCTTTTAATTCATCAATGGTATAGGTTTTTAATTTTGTTTTATCTAACCAACCCAATTTAAATACCAAGTCATTAAATTCTAATAATTTTTTAGCGTTGTCAATTTTTGCTTTTATGTTTGTAAACCAAGCTGGATTTGGAATAGCTCTTGTTCCTGGTATAGCTGCAGGAATCAATGAAGCGATTTGAACTTTTAAAAAGTCTAAGTTCCATTCAACTTGTTTAGCAAGAACTTGTCCCATTTCTTTCATACCTTCTGGAGCCAATATAACATCACCACCAAGTGCTTTATTGAGTTGAACTTTTTTACCACCGATAAAATCTTCACTTACGGTTTTTGCTTTGATTGCAACTTCACCCAATCTATTGGAAATCTGAACTCCACCATCTCCACCTTTAATGTGAACTCTTTTATTTGCAAAGATTGCAATGTCATCTTTTTCTGCACTAAATATTAATCTATCAGAACCAATGTATATTTGTCCATCTTGATACTTTTCTGTTTCTAATTGTTTTCCAAATGGTTTTATTTTACCCATACTCTTACCAAACTCTTTTACTTGGTCCGAGTAATCAACCTTTTCTTTTGTAGTCATACGAACAAAAGATTTGTCATCTGTAATATTTTTAGAAACTTGTTTATCGTTTGTACTTAAAACAATGTTACCTGTATTGGTTCCGTCATCACTACTTAGTTTTACATAGTTGTTATTTCTACCTTGAATTAAAGTATCACCTTGTTTAACTTGTGTTTTGTATTCTGTGGTGTTTTCAAAGTATTTTAAATTTTCATCTCGTTCATCTTTTTTATCTTTATTTCTAATGTCTGAGATTCTTTTTTTATATGTTATATCTTTTGGTGAACTATTTAAAGTAGCAAAATAATATCTTTCTTTATTGAACTCAAAACCAACTACAACTTCACCTTCTAATGGATATTGTAAAACATTTGTATCTAATGGAAAAAAGTCTTTACATTCTTCAAATGGTAAACCTTGTTCCGATACAACATATCTACCAACGATACGACCATAGTCTATATATCCCTTATCATCAGCAGAACCTGTTGGATAAACTTTTAAAACTTCAACTGGTTCTAATTCAAAAAAGTTTTCTTTTTCTACAAGTTGTTTTATTTTTAGACGAAGGTTTCTAGCAGTAATCAACTGATTACTTAGAGTGCTCTTTTCAGAACTACCTCTTTTGGTTTTCTTTGTGTACATTAGTTTTCCTTACTAATAGAATTGTCTATTTCGTCTTTTTTGATTTGTAACTCTTGAACGTCGTGTTCGATAGCATCCATAAGTTGTTGTTTTTCTGATTCAGATAAACCAAACTCATCTCCACTATCCGACACTCTTTTTTCTGCTGCCATAATTCTTTGAACGACTGTAGCTAACTTAACAAGTTGTTCATCGTTCTTTACATTGATTTCTAAATACTCTTTGAGCATAGGAATAATCTGGACGGCAGTATCTCCGTCTTTAATAAACCCTACCACTTCTTTCATCAAGACTTCTAATTGTTTCTTGTTGGTTTTGGAATTATCATAGATGTCTTTGAATACATCTGATAAGGTTTTGCCTTCAAATATTTCATAATCGTGTGACATAGTTTTTACCTAACAATAAATATAAAGATATGGAAAAAAGGGAATATATATTTATATATCGGTTTATTTTTTTGATTTTACCATATAGTTATTATACGAAGTCGGAAAAACACCGATTTTTGTTCATTTAAAGGGGGAAACTAAAATGAAAAACACAATCGCAATGATTATGGAAGGTGTAAGTGGAATTAAAGACTTACTACTTCACATAGTCGGCTTAGGGGTTCTCGTACAATTAGTATTTGTAGGTGGATTCTTAGGAATCGATATTGTTGGTAATTTGATTAGTTTAGTAAATAGCTTCGGTGAAGCAGGATTTGCTGGATTTATATCACTAATCGTGATACTCGGATTACTTAACAAATAAAGGTGGATTCAAAAGGCCGGTAGAAATATCGGCCTTTTCATCTACAATAAATCCCAACTACCTGTAAACTTAGTTTCAATACTTCCAGTCGCCAGATAATTCTTTTGTAAATTAACGTGATGTTTTTTCAATACATTGATAACACGAGTAATGTGTTGTGTGTTGGAACCAGTCATTTCTCTAATTAAAATATATAATGCCTTTTTATTAAAGTTTTCAATGTTTTGTCTTTGTTCCATTAAATACAATACTGAATTGGCAACATCTATATCTTGTTTTCGTTTGAAGACGGTAGTTAGATTGTTAGTCCAATAATCAATGAATAAGTCCATATATTCTTTTTGACCTTCCAAGATATCTTCTCTATTGGTTTCCCACATCGCATCTCTTTTGTAATCAGTAGCGTCCTCTTGGTCAGTCTGTTTTAGTTTTTTGTAATTATTGTTGTTGTGTAGAATCAAATAGTTCTTAGCAACAATACTGAAATAACTAAATGCCTTTCCCTTACCTTCGGTAAACTTATGCATATTCATATACAAGAAACTTACCACTTCGTGTTTAACATCTTCACTCGGAACATCAAAGTAATAAAACTTAAATGTATGAATAATGTTTTCTGCCAACTTCTCAAATGGTTGTCTAATATGTTCATTATAAATTCGTTCTCTCATCTTAGGACGAGTTTCTTTATTGTGTCTGATGATTGCGTCTTCTGTTCCTTGGTGGAAGTAATATCTTGGTGAACCTTTTTTTGCTTTTCTTGGCATTATGCTACTCCTATTTCATTTTGTATTGTTGATAGTAATTTTAATCCTTC